ACGACCCGGCCCCATGCTTCAGGACCGTCTGGCTGACATAATAGCGGTAGAGCCGCCCGCCCTTCCGGGTGTGGGTCGGCGAGAAGGCGGCGCCGTCGGGACCGAAGAGCAGCCCCTTCAGCAGCGCAGGCGTCTCGGCGCGGGTCCGCGCGGCGCGCTTGCGGGGGCTTTCCTGCAGGATCGCATGCACCTTGTCCCACGTGTCCCGCTCGATGATCGCGTCGTGCTCGCCGGGATAGCCGGTCCCCTTGTGCACCGCCTCGCCGATGAGGGCGCGGTTGTTCAGAAGCCGATAGAGATACTTCTTGTCGACCCGGTTTCCGCGACTGGTCCGGACGCCCCGCTTCGCCAGTTCCCGCGCCAGTTGCGTCCCCGAGCCGATCTCCAGAAAGCGGGCGAAAATCCAGCGGACATGCTCGGCATCGGCTTCCTTGATGACCAGCTTGCGGTCTTTCACCTCGTAGCCGAACGGCGGGCATCCTCCCATCCACATGCCTTTCATCCGGCTCGCGCGGACCTTGTCGCGGATGCGCTCGGCGGTCACCTCGCGCTCGAACTGGGCGAAGCTGAGCAGGATGTTCAGCGTCAGCCGCCCCATCGACGTGGTCGTGTTGAAGGACTGCGTCACGGAAACGAACGTTACGCAGTTCCGGTCGAACACCTCGACCAGTTTGGAGAAATCCATCAGCGATCGCGACAGTCGGTCGATCTTGTAGACCACCACCACATCGACCAGCCCGTCCTCGACATCGGCCAGCAGCCGCTTCAGGCCGGGGCGCTCCAACGTGCCGCCGGAGATGCCTCCGTCGTCATACTGATCCCGCACCAGCACCCAGCCCTCCGACCGCTGGCTGGCGATGTAGGACTCGCAGGCCTCGCGCTGGGCGTGGAGCGAGTTGAACTCCTGCTCGAGCCCTTCCTCGGAGGACTTGCGGGTGTACACGGCGCAGCGGAGCTTGCGGACGACTGGTTTGGTCATGTCCGCCTCCGGTGGTTCTTCAGGCCGAAGAACACCCAGCCGTTCCAGCGCGTGCCGGTGATCGCGCGGGCGATGGCGGACAGCGACCTGTACGGCCGCCCCTGCCATTCGAAGCCATCGGCGGTGACCGTGACGATCTGTTCGACGCCCTGCCACTCGCGCAGCAGACGCGTGCCGGTGATCGGCAGGCCCTCCTGCCGGCGTTTTCGGTTCGGAGCGGCCTCGGCCTCAAGCTCGTCGCCCAGTTCCTCCAGGCGCTTGACCGTCTCCGGCTTCAGCCCGCCATAGGCCAGTTCCTGGATGCGGTAGGCCAGCCGGCTTTCAAGATACCGGCGGTTGAACGGCGGCGGCTCGCTGTCGAACAGATCGCGCCACTGCCGCTTGAGATCGGGCGTCGGCGTGGTCTTCAGCGCGGCGAGGCGCGCGGGAATATGGTCGGTCATGCGTTTCTCCTATCTGTCGGTTTCGCATGACCGCTCCGGTCGGGCGGAAAGTGTAGCGAACTCTCTCCGGTCCGGTCGGATAGTTCACTTGACTGCCGGGCGCGGAGTCGGATCAGCCCGAGCGCGAGCAGGCGCACCAGTTCCGCGCGGCGCTCTCCGCTCGACATCAGGTTCGGGTTGAGGGGGTTCATCCTGGCCGCTCCGTTTTCGGCAGAATGACGCTGGCGAGTCGCCAATTACAGCAAAATCAGATGGTTGGCGAAGCCGAGCGCGCAAGAAAGCAGGCGAGCGCACACCTGCGCAGATCGCAGTGGGACGCGGGCGTCCACGGCATCTTGCGCCACGACGGTCTTTCCAGTCCGAGCTTGAGTTTCCCGCGGAGGTCCGGCCCGATCGATGGTATGATGAAAGCGCCGCCGGCACATCCCGGTGGCGGAAAGCGCCGGCTCTGAAGCGGCGAAATATGAGGGGGAAATGCCATGCATGCCGTCACAAGGTTCTATTCCGGCCCGGGAGCCCGGGAGCTCTTCGATCTTCTCGCCGAGCGCAAAGACGACGTGGAGGCCGCGATGCGGGAGACGAAAGGCTTCGTCGCCTATACGCTCGTCGCGACGGAGGACGGAGGGATGAGCGTCACCGTCTGCAAAGACACAGACGGTACGGAAGACAGTCTCGAGCGCGCGCGCGAATGGATCGAAAAGAACGCGCCCAAGCTGCATGTCAGCCCTCCCGCGGTGTCGGAGGGGCATGTCATCCTGCAGTTGGGGTGACCTGACCTCGCGAGCGCCCGGGCTGGGCGGAGCGCCTTCCAAAGGGCCGCGGAAGTCGGCCGCCACCGCAGAGTCGCGCCTTGGATTCCAGGCCCGATGAGGCGGGTGACGCGCGGTCCGGGCACCACCGTGAGGCGATCGCCTTTCAGACACGCGATCGGGACGCCAAGGGCTTGTTCTGACTGCCGAAGTCGTGGCGGACCCTTCTCGCGAGACATTAAATCTCATTAAAAACAGTAACTTAAAGCGCCCCCGCGCGGTCGGAAAGGTGGCACCGCGCGACGTCGCGTAAACCCGCCACTGTGATACTCGGATTCCGATTGCGGACCTCGGAGGGCTTTTCTAGGAACCAAACCAGAACACAGTCAAAGGTGGAGTTGGATGGAATGGTTCACATTGAAAAGTTGTATTTCACGCTGAAGGAGATCGCGAAGCGCTGGCAGGTGGAGATGGACGATCTCGCCTACATGGCCGAGAACGGCGATCTGCGGGTCTCGGTGCGGCTCTACACCGTGCGCCTCGAGGAGGGGATCTACGAGCCCGACACGCGTGACGGGCAGCCGCATCGGATCCCGTTCGACCAGTCCTGGTTCAGCGGACTGCAGGATCTGACCGCCTGTGACGCCCACAAGGTGTTTCACCACGGTCAGGCGCCGGTGGTGCAGTTCGACGCGCCGGGCGACGCCTATGTCGAGATCATCGAACCGACAGCGGCTGTCGTGGTTCAGCTTCGGCAGCTGGTGGTCCGGCGGGAGGAGCGGGACCGGATCGAACGGGACAGGAAGCCGCTCCCGAGGCCGGCCACCGGCGAGGCGGAGATCCTGAAGCACTCGAGGGATTGCCGCCATGTGCAACTGGGCGAGCTCAGCATGACCCTTGGTCGGATGCAGGCCAGGATCGTGCGGCAGCTCTACAGGGCTGGCCGCACGGGTGACGGGTGGTGTTCCGGCAAAGTCGTCCTGGCGGAAGCCGGTTCGGCGTCGAAGCGGATGCAGGATGTCTTCAAATCCCAGCCGCGTTGGCGGGAGCTGATCGAATCAGATCGGCACGGCCACTACCGGCTTCGAGTTGAAACACGCTGAACTGCGCACATTTTCGCTCTCTGCAAGCAAGTCATTGCGGCGTATGACGTATTCTGGGGCATGGGGGATGAAAGGGGATTGCATATCCTCCCGTCATCCCCCACATCAATTTATAACTTATTGAATTTTCTAAGTACGATTTCCCACTAAATCCCCTCCTATCCCCCACGACAGCCGATTCAACTTCGGCGATATTCGTCCTCGTCAAGATCACGAGGCGAATTCGATGGCGCTGGAACACATCAATCAGGTTGAGCTCTCGCGCCGCTGGCGTTTGAGCCCTCGCACGCTCGAGCGCTGGCGTTATCGCGGCACCGGCCCGCGGTATCTCAAGGTTGGCGGCCGGGTCGTTTACCGGCTCGTCGATATCGAGGCGCACGAGGCAGAGCAGCTCCGCGCGACCGGCACGACGAAGGCCGCCATTCCAGCCAAGCCGCTGCGACTGGTGCGAGCGTGAGCGTGGCGACCATGTCGCGCCCGCGTCGGATCCAGCCGCCCCGTCTCACGGAAATCGAACTCTGCGCCTGGATCGCGCAGGCCGAGCCCGGCGCCGTGCTCGAATATCACCGGGGCTATCTCGCGCTCGACCGCACCGTGTTCGGCCACCGCGCCGACGCGCCGGCCCGCGCCGCCCTCGGGATGCTCGGCAGCCGCGCCCACGATCTCGCCGAGCGCGGGCTCGTGCACCTGGTGCAGCTTCGACACGGGGTCGAGGACTTCAGCTACCTCGCCATCGCCCGCCCGCGCCGCAAAGGCGCGCTGCCCGATTTCGCAACCCTGACCATCACCGAAGAGGCCGCATGATGAACGCACCGTCCAACCGTCCCCAACTCGGGGACTTGCCCACCATGCCGATCGGCGAGATCGCAGCACTCCCCGCGCCCCTGCTCGCGCTCCTGCAGGAGGAGGCCGAGGAGGCCTCCAAGGCCGCCCGTCACCTTGCCGACTGGCTCAATGGGGCCATCGCGCTGCGCTACGGCGAGCGCGCCGCCGCTGCCCGCCGCGCCGAAGGCAAGGACACCGGGACGGTCCGTCTGGACGACGGCGAGGTCACGGTGGTGTCGGACCTCGCGAAGAGGGTCGAGTGGGACCAGACCGAGCTCGCGACACTGGTCGCGGCGATCCGCGCCGAGGATCGTGATCCGTCCGAATACGTCGACACCGCCTACAAGGTGCCGGAGCGCAAATACGCCGCCTGGCCGCGCCACATCCGCACCGCCTTCGAGCGGGCCCGCACGGTGAAGACCGGCAGACCGACCTTCCGCCTCTTGCAGGGGGAGGCGCGGTGATGGGTCTGCGCATCATCTCCGCCGACGACCGGCTGCGCGAGGCGCAGGGCAAGACGACCATGGCCCTGTTCGGGCCGAGCGGCTCGGGCAAGACCACGCTGCTGAAGACCCTTCCGAACGCCGAGACGCTCTGCATCGATCTGGAGGCGGGCCTGAAGTCGGTCCAGGACTGGCCGGGCGACAGCATTCCGATCCGCCGCTTTTCCGATGCGGTCGACATCGCCTGCCTGATCGGCGGCGCGAACCCGGCCGCCCAGCCCGACGAGCATTTCTCGGAGGCGCACCATGCGCATCTGCGCGCGCGGCACCCCGAGCTGGCCGAGAAGATCGACACCAAGCGCATCATCTTCGTCGACAGCATCACCGATCTCACGCGCCAGGCCATGGCATGGGCCAAGACCCGGCCCGAGGCTCTGTCCGAGCGGACCGGAAAGCTCGACACGCGCGGCGCTTACGGCCTGCTGGCGCGGGAGGTCATCGGGCTGCTGAAGCACCTCCAGCATGCGCCGGGGCGCACGGTCATCTTCGTCGGCATCCTCGAAAAGGTCGTCGACGACATGAACCGGGTGACCTGGCAGCCGCAGATGGACGGCGGAAAGGTCGCCCGCGAGCTGCCGGGCATCGTCGATCAGGTGCTCACGATGAGCCTGTTCGACCCCGAGCCGGGCGCGATCCCCGACGCCGCGCCGACGTGGCGGCACGACCCGGACAAGGGCCATGCCCGACGCCTCGTCTGCCAGTCCGGCAATCCGTTCGGCCTTCCGGCCAAGGACCGATCCGGCCGCCTCGACCTTACCGAGCCGCCCGATCTGGGCGCCCTGCTCACCAAGATCAACCAACCCCGCAAAGGATGAACCTATGACATTCGACATGAACGACGTGGCGCCGCAGCAGTCCGGCGACCTGATCCCCGACGGCACCTTCGCCAAGGTCGTGATGACGCTGCGCAAGGGCGGCGCCGACGGCATGAGCGAGGCCGATCGGGGGCTGCTCAAGGTCTCGAACCAGCCCGGCAGCGACGTGCTGACGTTGGATGCCGAGTTCACAGTGGCCGAGGGCCCGCATGCCCGGCGCAAGTTCTGGCAGAACTTCACCGTGCAGGGCGGCAAGCTCGACGAGCAGGGCCAGTCGATTGGCTGGAAGATCTCCAAGGGTCAGTTCCGCGCGATGATCGACAGCGCGCTTGGGCT